ATATCAGGTTGTCGAGGAGGACGCATATCGTGGATAAAGACGACGAATTAATTAATAAGATTAGGGAGTTCAACGAAGTTAGACCGCCCATGGCGAGCTACGAGGACTACGAAAGATACTCAGGAGTTAACGGCCATGCACAGCCGATTTCATCGTTAGCCAGACTACAGGCGGCGGCAACTAACCACCGCATCGCAGAGCTTGAGGAGAGGCTCGCTAACGAACGCGAAGTTATTTCAGGCATGATTACCACCGGAACGGTAACGCTCGTCTACGCGCCTTCTGGGGCCGGTAAGACGGTCTGGGTGCTAGGTAGTCTGTTCAAGTCTATCCGCAATAACCTTATCAAAGGCTCAGATGTCATCTATTTCAATGAGGATGACGGGGCGAGGGGTGTAGTTCAGAAGGCAAAGATGGGCCAGAAGCACGGTATGTCAATGATTACGTTGGCTACAAGCCAAGATCCCGGCTTACGCACCACTCAGGATGCCCTTGGGTTGTTGAACATGATACGGCTTGAGGGCCAGGCCAACGGCAAGATAGTGATTTGTGACACCTTAAAGAAGTTTGCGCCAGTGCTGAACAAAGGCGATATGCGGGACATTCTTCATGTCTTCAGGCAGTTCGCCGCAGCAGGTGGCACGATTATCCTGCTGGGCCACTGTAACAAGCATCGATCGTTAGACGGTCGCTTGATCTACGAGGGCTTAGGCGATCTCAAGGCTGACGTAGACAATATGTTTGGCCTTGACCCCCTCAACGACAAGTTCGCTGACCACCAAGAGCTTTTGGTCATCAATGAGAAGGATCGTAGCCAGATCTCATTTTCTGGCGGGTTCCGATACAGGCAGACAAAAGAAACTGTTGGCTACGAAGAGTCAGTCGACTCTGTTGAGTTTCTTGATGAGCAAGACATTGGCGAATTGAAGAAGAAACAGGCGGCGCAGATCAATGTCGGCAAGGCATTTAGTAAATATGAGGACGAAGTGCTGTTTCTTGAGTCTGTAATGAAGGGCGGCGCTGAATACAGCCAGACAGAGCTGTTCAGGATGCTCCATGATGAAGACCTCAACCCCAATGAATGCTCAAAGAAGACGTTACGCAACTGCATAGATCTCTTACGAGGCAATATGCTTAAGCTGAGACGCAACCCCGGCAACAATGCCAAAAATTACCGTTGGAGGGGTGAAAACTGGTGATAAAAAAATGTGAAGAAAATCAAGAATATGCCCCAAATGCCCGTTATGCCCGTGATTTAGGGGGCGGCCCCCAAAAAGTGGGGCAAAAGGGGCAAAAGGGGCATATTGTTGTTTTCATTGATATTTTTATTTGGGCCGAAAATCCATGAGGGTCTTGGATTTGTTCAGCGGAATCGGTGGCTTTGCCCTTGGTTTAGAGGCTGCTGGATTTGAAACCGTAGCCTTTTGCGAAATAGACCCTTACGCGCAGAAGGTGCTAAAGAAGAACTGGCTGGGAGTACCGATTTATGAAGATGTCAGACGAATCACAGCAGAAAGACTTGTTTCAGACGGAATTGGAGTCGATGTCATCACGGGGGGATTCCCCTGTCAGGACATCTCCACCGCTGGCAGACAGGCATGCATTGACGGTGAACGTAGTGGGCTGTGGTCAGAATGCTCCCGTCTACTTGGGGACATTCGACCCCGATACGCCATCTTTGAAAACGTCACAAACTTGCTTAATGGAGACGGGGGAGATTGGTTTAAGCGAGTTCTCTGGGACATTTCCTCGGTCGGGTACGATGCGGAATGGCACTGTATACCAGCTTCCGCAGTTGGCGCCTACCACCACAGAGATAGGGTCTGGATTGTGGCGTACCCCAGCGAGTGCGAACGGCAGTCAGGGGCCGAAAAGCAAAGAGTTTTACGAACATTGCAGGAAAACGGGGCAATCAACGATAACTCTGGTGGACGAGGCGAGGCATCATTCGCAAGGCAGTGGGCAGCTGAACCCAACGTGGGTCGAGTGGCTAATGGGGTTCCCGCTAGGTCACACAGACTTAGATGCTTAGGCAACGCGGTCGTGCCGCAGATACCGGAGTTAATTGGCAGGCAGATCATGGAGGCTGAGCATGAAGGTAAGGCTTAGAACATCAGAACTAGATATGTCTATCCGCATGGCTAGGACGGCTTCTCACATGTCGCGGGACACCGGCATACCCAACATGAGGGTGGACACCAAAAGATCTGACTTGGACGTGGAGCTTTTAGGCGTTCACTCAGAGATTGTCGTCAGGAAGGCGTTAGGAATGAGGCACGGCTTCAGCGAGATGGGGCCAGATTTAGGCACTGACATCTATGTGGACTGCGGCAAAAGAGAATTACAGGTACAGGTGAAAGGGACGTTTTCTCCTAATGGCAATCTACTTTTTGCGAAGCACTCAAAGTTTGATTGGCAGGTAGCGGTGCTGGTTTGCAAGACAGGGGAGGATGATTTGTTCGATATTCCGGGGTTCATCGGCGTCACGCAGGCCCAAGAAGTCATGGTGGAAAAAGACTTAGGGCATGGTGCAGGCTGGTTTGTGGGACGGGAACACCTCAAGCCGCTAGGTGCTTTGATGGAATGGATACAGCAAGAGCGAGTGTCGTAGGAGCTTAGTATGGACGGACATAGATGGATTGTAGACACCAAGGATAGTTTAGAGTTTTTCATAAAGTTCTTAAAAGATCAGTACAGCCAAGGCAATCATCTTCTGTACTCAATCAAGCCATTTGGTAGGACTGAGCGGCAGAATAACGCCATGCACCTATGGTTCAGACAGATGGCAGAGCAGCTCAATGACGCTGGATACTCTAACAAGCACCCCTTTAGCGATCAGATCGAAATACCCTTCACTGAAGGGCTGGTTAAAGAGATGCTCTACAAGCCCATCATTAAGGCCATGTACGACAAAACCTCTACCACTAAGCTCACTGGTGGGGAACTAAGCGAAGCCGCTGAGGTGCTGATACGGTGGCTCTCAGAGAAGAAGGGGATATATGTCCCGTTCCCACAAACATTGAAGGATCAGTTATGAAGAATGACGCGCAACTGGCCGTGGAAGCCGCAGAATCTATGGCAAAGCTATTAGAGCAAGATATAGCCATAATGATGGATCTGAGTACCAAGCCGCTTAAGGATGTAAATGAGACGCCACTTGAGATAATTCGCTATCTAAAGCCAAGAGATGAGTATATTGAGGAATCAATGTGATGGCTATTAAGACATATCGGGTAATGGTTAAAGAAGAAGTAACGTGGGATGTAGAGGTAGAGGCAACGAGTCACAAGGAAGCTAAGAAATTAGCTGTCAATGAAGTGGCAAACAACGAACGGAACCACTTCCCCATGGTTGACGGCATCTGGTACTCAATTTGTAATTCTTGCATCAAAGGAAAATACAATAATGGCGATTAAGCGAGAAGCCTGTGATGACTGGTTTAGCAAGTGCGTCAGGCACAGAGATCGCCATCTTTGCCAGTATTGTTCTAAGGAAGGGACGGATTGCGCGCATATCTACGGTCGAGCTAGGAAGTCTGTACGCTGGAGCATGGATAACGCAGTGACGTTATGCAGATACCACCATCAGTGGTTTACGTCGAACCCCGTAGCCTTTACTGACTGGCTTACAAAGCTGTATGGCGAGGGCCACATGGACATTCTGAGGGAAAAGGCCAATGCCCTGCTGAAGACTAATAAGTTACTGCGTAAAGAAATTAGCGATCATTACAGGGCAGAATTTAGGAAGGCTGAGGCTGATCCAGATTATGAGATTGTTAGTTGGAATTAGGCTCCTCGCCAGATTGTATTTCTGCCCTCGCAGAATCAATTAAATCCACCAATAGCAGCCTGTCAGCCTGTAATTGCTGGGCAACCTCACTACCTTTTTTGGCTGTTTTTATAGCCTTGTCTGTTGTTGATAGAAGCCCAGCGAGAGCCTTCAAACGATTTTTGGGCTTTGCCGCAAGGAATGCCCCATAAAGCGTAGCGCCGCTCAAAGCCGCAACTTGCCCGCCAGTGGCACTTAATATCGCAACGCCAGAAAGCACGGTTGCGTTAAGAGCCAAGGGGCTAGTGGGTATATTTGCAACATTTTGAAGGTTTTTGAAAAGTCTTGAGACTATGTTTTCACCCTCACGGCTTCTTTTGGGAAGCATTGTTTCTAGGGCTGTTATTGCGTGAAACTGGTCAGTCAACGCCTCTTTCAGATCATCGCCTTCTGTATTATTCATTAAGGTTTCGTTTAAAACTCTTCTTGCTCTCAATGCTGCCGCGCCTCTAGCGTCATTTGCATTGTCATATTTTTCACCCAAAAACCTATCAAGTTCGCGCCTAGCTGTTATAACGCCCTTTAAATCAGTGCCGTGCTGCCCTACTAACTCAAGAGCAATCTCCGCTACCTCATTTGCAATTTTCTGTTCGTCACCATTTGAAAGCCTGTATTTAGCGTCAGATTTCAACTTTGCCATGCTTTCTTGCATTTGTTGAAATAACAGATTGTTGTCAATTTCAACGTTTTGACTGGCAATCATGTTGTCCGTTTTCTTCTGTCTTGAATCAATAAAATCCTGAACTACAACAAAATTGTGAGTATATGATCTATTAGGGTTAAAGCCTTCAACCTTATCCGTGAGGGTGTCAATTACCCTTTGGTCAAACTCATCAGGCTGCCAAGTTCTTGTTCTTAACGGGCCGGTTTCTGGCATTCGGGTGCGGGTTGTTATGTCTCGGTTTTCTGGCTCTAGCATTCGCGTAATACCAGTTTGCCTGGCCTCTCTGGAGGCTAATCGCGCAGACTCTCTTGCTGACGCGGCTTTGTCGCTTACAAAGCTTGATGATGGATCTGGTTTTACTATGTCGGGACGCGGCCCAAACAATGCTGATAAATCCACTGCGGTTGAAAACTGCTCCGCCTCTTCTGGAAACCGCTTGGCAAAGTCGTTGTAATAGGCAATTCCCTTACTTGCCGCATCTGCCGCCAACTGAAACGCCTCTGTTTCTTTGAGATTGTTATAAAGGTTTGCCGCGCCTTCTTTTATATTGTTGGGGATCACCGTTCCTATAAACGACGATAGTGTTGCTCCACCAGCCCTAGCCGCTTGGCTTACCGCAACCCCAGCAACCTTGCCGGGGTCTGTCAAATCAAGCTCTTCACCAATAATCTGCGCTGATCGACGCCTAACTTCTGGCCCAAATTGAGTCATTTCTGCCGAAAACGTCTGCCCTGCTGGGCTTTCAGATATTGCTTGCCCAACGTCTTGTGCAGCGCCTACAACATCAGGTCTGCCACGGCGCATCATTGCACCCGCTCGCCCTGTAATAGGCATCTGTGCAGCGGGTGTTGACGCACCCATCGCAGCATCATGCAACTCAAACAACCTAGCTAAATCATTAGTCATAGCCTGCTTTTTTCCAGGATCTTTTTCCGCTTGGATCTTTGCGTCCAAATCAATGATCGCGCTTTTAATTTCCGCTGCAGATGACATATCGGGTACCTTTATTAAAGGTTGTTTCTACGTTTGATTTCCTCTAACTCGTCTTCAGCAGAGGCGTCTGTATCGGCAGCAGTAGGTGCGGGAGACCCAAGAGGCTGATTTAAAACTGGGTTGGGGTAAAACAACAAGGCCGCTTCCTCGCCTGTTTTTGTCAGCTCATCCCGAATTTTTCCTCGTCTTTCGTAATACTCTTGAATTACTCCTTCTGCGCGAGACTTGGAAATTTGTAAAATTCTCTTCAATCCTTCGGCGTCAACTGTTATATCACCACCCTCCACACGCTGTGAGAATTTCAGGTCAGCGTCAGAAAGCCCCGTCCCTGCGCCAAGATTTTGAATAAATGCAGCAACCCTTACGCCCGCATCAGCCATGTACGTTTCGGTATCGGCTATGCTATTGACCGGAGCCATATCCAATCCTAAAAGTTTCCCGAATCTGAAAAAGTTCAATTTCATTTCCGCGCCTGAACCTGTAAACATATTGTCAATTAGAGGCAAGGATCTATCTATTGAGTTAAGAGATTGTGCGAGTTCCCCAACTTTTTCTGTCTGTTTAGCAAAAATTCCCACACCTTCTTCTACAAGCTCTGTACCAAGAATTTTATTAACTTGCTCAACACGTCGCACCTGAGGAGGCGGTCTTTGCAGCCCTAACTCTTCAGCAGTTTTCCAAGTCTGGGCTTCATCATTCCAAACAAGACCTTTGTTTACTCGCTTTTGAACAACTTTACTTGTTCCATCCGCTGCGACCACCAAGAATGGCTGTAACTCGCCGCCTAGCCCAGATACAAATTCGTTAAAATTTTTGTCTGGCCCTTTATCTAATTCTAAGTCCTTAAATGTTTGCTCTGAAATGCCGACGCTTTTCGCCATGAACCTTCTTTGCGCTGGAGTTTGTGTTGGGGTGTTATCAAGCACCCTTTTCCTAAGCTCTTTACCAACCTCTCCCAACTCATCGGGGTCAGAGATTGACCCCACTGAAGTTGCAATATCTGGAAAGCCAAGCCTAGTAGCGTTAGCCATTAACGCGGCTTTTCGTTGCTCAAACTGCTGAGTTTCTGCTTCCTTAATTGCTAAATCTCTGCCCTGCGCTGCAACCGCCAATGCAGATTGTTGGTCTATACCCATTAAGCCCCTTGCAGCCGTTGCGTAATCAGCAGACGTAGCCATCGGGTCAGTAAGGGGATCAAGCAGGTCGGTCAGCATACCTCGCTGCCGCCTTCTGGCAGATAAAGAGCCAATATCTTGGCCTAGCTGTTCGATGTTGCCAAGGTTAGGGCTGGCAAGCCGTGCTGCTGAACTAAGTGTTAAAGCCATTTTTGGCCTCCTTACGAAATAATGCCAAGCTGTCTCAAAATATCAGGCCCATATTCCTCAACGGCCCCGCCAGTAATGTCGCCTATGCCGCCCTGCCCGCCACCAGCGCCACCCATAGCGCCAGAAAGCAGGCTAGTGCCAAGCCTACCCATCAGCTCTGCCTGACCGATACCTGACCCTAGGAGGGCGTCTAGGCCCGCTATGGAGGACTCAGCAAACAACCCAGTGCCGTACTGTCGTCCACGTTGCGATATGTCAGCCGCCACCAGCGCGCGCTGTAGGGCATTCTGAGCCTGAGCCTCTGGCAGGTACGCCGCACCCAATAGCTGAGTGCCAAGCTGTGCTTGTTGTGCCTGTTCTGCCTGAGCTTGCTGTATAGCCGCCAGTGATGCTCTGGCTTGAGCCTCTTCCTGAGCCTTAGCCAACGCTAACTGCTCTGATGTGCCACCAAACATAGAAGTTCTCACGCCCAGCCTGCCCTGATTAAACAGCCTTTCTTCAAGTGCAAGACGCTGACGCTCTTCTTCACCAAGCTGAGTAGCCCTAATGCGATCGAATATCTCTTGCTCTCGGGCCGCTTGATCGCCTGCTACGCCACCCAACAAGGTTTGCGCGCCTGTAAAGGCCCCCTGAGATATGGCCTGCTCTGTAGGACTAAACGTTGTTTGGATATTTGGCCCTATCATTGGCCCTGCGCCAGTAAATGCGCCACCGCCAGCACCACCAGCCGCGCCTGTACTGGTCAACCCAGCATTCCTAGCCGCCGCAAACTCCTGATTGGTAACTACACCGTCATTATTTATGTCAAACCCACGCATTTGTGAGGCTTGTTGATTAGCCATGGCTTGCTCACGGGTAATCCCTTGAGTGT